AAAGCATACAGAAAATTAAAGGAGTTATTAAATGCAAGAAATGTTCAGTAAACTATCATCTTATGCAGCACTACTAGGTGTTATCGGTGCCATCGGTGGCGGTTTCATGGCATGGGGTGAGTTCAATAATAGAATAGCACAATTAGAAAACCAAGAGTTTATAGTTAACGAGACTGTAGATCTATCAGGCATTATTAAAGAATTAGAAGCACTCAAAGGTGAGATAAAAATCAATGGTGCTGCGATAGAATATGTAGATGCAAAGGTAGAAGAATTAAAAGCGGAGCAGAACAATCCGCTACTAAATTAGGAGAAAATAATGGTAGACACACTAGCACCAAAAAGAGTATTCACACAGAGAGAGTTAGATAAAAGTCTAACACCATCTCCAGTGACTGCTGCAATCATGCAGCCTGATAAAAATTTAGTTGATTTAGCTCCAGATCAAAAGATGCCAGCAGATTTAATAGGGCAACAGTCTGACTTTTTAGTAGATCCAAATAGTATCATGGCAGGTATGCAAGAGAATCAAGCTCCTGGAACTATGGAAAGAGAACAAACTATCAGATCTTCAGAAGAAACAACTGCTGATAAACAAACTGGAGAAAGAGCTAGAAGAGATACAACTCAAGGTCTAGCATCTAGGCCAGGCGTTATGTATGCAGCTGAGGGTGTTGATAAAATGGAAATAGATAGACCTATGGTTGTAGGAGAAAAAGGTCCTGAGATGGTTGTGCCTGCAGGTAAAAATATGTTTTCTGTAATACCAACAGATCAACTTAAAACTTTAGTAGACAAAGTTGGAGGACTGATGAAGAGAGGTGTTGACACTATAAAAGATAGATTTGATGCACCGACTGAAGAGGAAATACAAAAGAAACTACAACAAACTAAAGAAGCTGAAGTTATAAGAGATAATATATTGTTACAAATGGAAGAACAATATGGTCTAGAAGATATGAAAAGACAGGCTGAGATGGGACTTATAAATGATGGGGGTAGATATACTGATCCAGATTTTGTACCACCTAGTCAAAAATACAACATGAAATTAATGGAGTCTAATTAACCTACGTCTTTAATTTTATACGGATCTGTATTTAAATTAGGAACTTTGTCCCCTTGCTCTCCAGCCAATATACTTTCAAGATTCTTATGTAGATAAGTTATAGCTGCTCCAACTATAGAATCTTTAGTTAGTGTTTCTGCTATCTCTTTTAGGCTACATCCATATTGTAATAATAAAGATGTCATCTTACCTGATGCTCTAAGCTCTCTATCTAAAGTAGATTCAGTAGGTCTTACTTTAATCCACACAGCCATAGGGTTTATACCTGTGCTGCTCACATCATAATCCACGATAGCTAACACTCGTCTATCATCAATTTTCATTCTAACAGTTATACTTCTCATTCTGGTTGGGACTTCAGCTCTTGCCACGTTACTCATTATATCCTTTCTATTAATAATTTAATATCATCATTTAATTTTTGACTTGATTCAACACAGTGTTTGATGACACTAGCCAGTAGGTTTGCATAGAACACTTCATTAATATCTTCTAAAGTATCCTTGATTTTATTTGGTTGTATATAATCCAAATGTATTGCTATCTGACTAGTATCAGTCAGTGACACTTTCATATTGAATAGGTCTGAATTATTTTTTTCCATCTGCAGGTTTCGCTACAAAGTCTGCTCCTATCTTCGGATCAAGTTCTCTCAATCCTTGTGATAGTACTTCAATACCTTGTACTACTTCTCCATATGGTCTTGTAAATAGGTAGCGAAGTATGCTTTGCACTTGAGATCCAGATATAATATACTGTTTATCTACAACCTGCTGTTCTTGTTTGTTTTCTGCCATTTTATTAGCCCTTTCTTAAAATTTTTCTTTCATAAATGCTCAAATATAAACATATCTGAGTCTTCTAATACCAACACCCCAGCCAAGATAACATTTGTTTGTACGCTTAGATATGGGCGTTTAAACACTATTTGCTATGTTTCATTCATCTGGATACTCCTTTTGTTGCTTTTCTACATCTTGATCCAAAACTTCAGCGATTAATCTTCTTAAATACCATTCAGCCTTTTCTAAATCCTGAACTGGCTGGCCTTTGTATTTATATCTAGCCATGTATTTCATACATGCACCTTTGAGATAACCATGAAACTCTTCTGTAGTCATTGACTCTTTGATTAGGTCAATAGTCTCAGTCTTTGACTGACGATAATGCTGTGGAAAATTAACTACGTCTTCCATATCTTTTCTTTACCTCACTAATATGGACAGTCTCAATATCATACTCCCCACCTTTTACATTTCGTTTTACAACTAACCCAGACCACCAAAGTCTTTGCGTATTATATGCGTACTTTTCTCTGTGAGTCAAGTAGCAGCCTGCAGATAGTCCCATAATCTTTTTACCAGATGGTTTAGCTGCAATAGCATAATCTAATAAATGAGAATGCCCAACAGTACAAGATACTTTATTCTTATTAACTAATGCTCTTGCCATGTTCTCGCCTGAGATAGCTGTGCCCATAACGCCACTTGGAAAGTTGTGTGAATAATATACACCATCAATCACAGCAGGATATCTGTAATCATATGTATGCCATCCATACTCAGGATACTTTAGATCATCTATAGATAGGTGGCCATCAAGCTCTGGATTATCTTCTACCATACGATCAATACGATCTTCATGATTGCCTAACATCATATGCATCTCTGGTTCATGTCTGCCCAAACCATTATTAAATTTTTGTAGAGCATCATGTGCATGCTGTATATCTTTTTTATATCGCCTACCTTCAAAAGACTTTTTCTTTTTGTCATAACTGGACATAGAATCCATGCTTGCAAAGTCACCCATACAGATTACCTTATCTACTTTCAAGTCCCTTGCCATGCGTCCTGCCCAAGTAAATCTTTCATTACTAGCACTAGGTGTACAGTGGGGGTCTCCTATTACTAAGTGTGTTGTCATTAGTGTAAGTCTCCTTTTTTCCATGTGAAAAGATCTATGACATTACCATCTTCTCCATTTTGTTTTTTGTTTTCTTCTACATCATCTTCGTAGAATCCTTGCATACCTTCTTCGTATATAAGTTCAGGATTAGCCCTAACAAATCTTACTATACCTTTTGCTATGTAAGAACAAACATCTCTGTCTGTTGGGCTTTTTGGATCTATAACACCACAAGTAAATCCTTTTTCGTGTGGGCTTATAATTACAGATACAGATTGAAATATATCTATGGGGCTTTCAATATCTATCATATAACCTCTATCAGAGCATCAATCTCTCTTATCTCTTGATCTTCTTCTGGAATACCAGCTTCTATTAACTTCTTTCTTTTCACAGCTAAGTCGTGCAAAGTATCTTGTACATCTGACTCTGTTTGTTCTGATAAAGTTTCTATCTCTTCATCAGTTATTCCATGTGGGAATGTAATCATAGTAAATCTCCTAAGTTAGTTTTCATATTTGATTCTTTTATTATACTTACAAATTTTTTAAAGTCAAGTACAATCAAAGGATCTCTTTTATTCATCTTCAATACCACAACAGGTTCAAGGTCGGCATTAGATATTGCTTGATCATACGCATCGTATAGTCCTTTCCATGTCTCTTTGTTTTTACACTCAATAGAAAATGGAAACAGTCCTTGTGCAAATCTAGATAACTTAACATCAACACCTGACTCGCCCATGATGGCACAACAAACATCTTCGTCTTTCTTTAAGTTAGGGAACGCACAAAGAAGTGCGTCCCTAACCCAGTTTTGTAGCCTTCGCCCCTTGGCTTTTCGACTGCGTACACTAGGCGACATCGTCCTCTACCCTAGGATTATTCACCTCTGTGTACCAAACCCATTTAGGGTTTTTGCCTTGCGACTGTTGTTGTGGTAACAGCTGCAAGTTTTCTCCCCAACAAGGAAACTTGTAAGGGCAGAAACCACAAGTGCTATTCAATACTCTATTGCCTGTCTTTTGTTTTCTAAAGTATTCTTCTTCATCTTCATAGCACCTTTCAAACTCTTTGTTACTTTGTAATGCGACAACATTATCTTTAGCAACTTTCAAAGCATTTGCTTTGTACTCATCATCTGCTAGTGGTGTCTCTGTCAGTGCCCACTCACCAGTAGATTTATTTATAACTATCCATCCACCAAAAGGTTTGTCTGCTCCCTCTGCGTATACATAGCCTTGTGTTGTATAGCCAAACACATCGTCTGTGGCTACTGTAGAGAAACCGCCATTGTCACCAAACTTATTAGTAAACGACCAAGGCGATGCACTTTTAATATCCCATACTTTATCGTCAATCTCAACATCAAGTGCTCCAGTAATTTCAACATCTTTTGTGACTCCATATTTTATTTTTTTTTGTTCTGACTGTATGTTTATACCTGCAGCTTTCATAACTATCACTGCAATCTGTTCTATAATATCACCAAACAAGTTACGCATCTTAGCATTGTATGGTTGACCCTCTCCTTTTATGCCTTTCTTTTCCATCTGTAGTTGACACAAAGGTCTTCCGATGTTTGATGCTCTTAGACCAAACTCTTTGTTTCTTTGGTCAGTGAACTGCTTTCTGAATGATTCCTTGCATGCCTCACCAAACTGATCAATCAAATCATCGGATACCTTGACAGCATCTTTCGATGCTGCCTCTAAAAACACCCTAACTTTTTCTAGGATGTCTTGGCTCATGACGATAGAACTTCGACAGGATCATCTTCGAACTCTGCGTCTACAGCCTCTGCCTCACTAGCTTTTACACTGATCGGCTCCGCTTTTTTAGCTTGTCTCCATAGCTCCACTATCTCCTCGTTCTCTGTGTTAATAGTCTCCTGAAAACTTAGGAGAGCTTCTTTCTCTGTGTCTGTGAAAGAAACTTCGTCTTTGTCTACAGTAATGTCGGACACATAAAACACATTACTGCCAGCCTTTTTCTTTTTAGTTTTAAGTGTAAGTGTATGATTAAACATTACCTTACCTCTACGTCTAAGGCTTTCGATTGCTTCACCGACAGGCTTAAAGTTACTGCCAGTTACTTTCCAAAGTACAGGTAGATTAACTACCTGTGCCTCTGCACCACCTGGAAGAACACCATCAAACGATACTAAACCATAGATCAACCTGTAACACTTGATAGCTTTTTGCTTTGCTCTTTCTTCTTCTGAAAGATTAGCAAGTTCTTTCGCTGGTATTTTTCCACAACGAACACCACCTTTAGCATCTATAGCCTCGTCTTTCCAAGACTTAAATATAATACTACGATTGCTGTATTCGTTTTTCTCT